ACTCCAACCGTTAAAGCACCAGTCATCGTTAAAGAAGAATCAAACGTAACCGCTTCATCAACGTTTAAAGTACCTTTGATTGTGGTCATAGACCCAGAAGTACTTAAATCAGGGGTACCTTTAGCCCAAGTCTCTATATTAGTAAACCGAGTATTCATTGCTGAAGCCACAATCGTGGTTCCACCCACAAACGCTGTACCCGTAGTTAAATCTGCCATTACCTTATTCTCCTAGTTCTGTACATCCCTACTATGGAAGTGCATCCCCATTTGCCGTTGTTGTTCGTACTTGGATCAACATTAAACCTTATAGATATAGCCTTTGCTGTCCCAGCAGAAGGCCATTTAAAGAACTTGTAAATCTGAGAATCACCAAAAGAAACCCAAACGCCATCGCCATCTGTGCCTTCATCTCCCGGTAATTTTTGCCACGTTGCAGAATCCCAAGCAGAAGTAGAAGATTCCCCAGTGATCTGCTGCGACATAGCAACAGCCTCACTTGCCGTGTTGTAGTCTTTATAAATTTTCATTTGAACAGCAATAGTGTTATCAGCCAAAAGAACAGTCCTAGTTTTGCCCCACCGTTTACCAAACGTGGGGCGATTACCCTCCAACCAGCGAGTTTGATAAAACGAATGAATCTGAGTATTAGAAGGAGCGCCAGTATAATCGTCCACATCAGCATCAATATTGACTTTGCATACGCGAGTAAACGCAGCCGTTGTCACCCCACTATCTACATCAGAAGTAGCGCATAAACCTAAATGCGTTCCACCCGGTGGTTTATAAGCAAACAAATTCCGAGCATTAATATCAAAACGAGTCCAACTACCTCCCTGTCCCAAAGAAGGATCTAAAACAAAAATGTTACGACGGTTAGTTTGGTTTGAGTTCTGTATCCCGTCACCAGACTGATAATCAACAGAAACCCATAAACGATTATCAAACCACATTAAAGAAGGAACACCAGTAAACGTCAACTGGCTTCTAGTTATCGCTGGTTTAAGAGGATGAAACATGTAACTTAAAGATTCCGTGCTCAACATGTACACGCCTTCTTGCGCATACCAAAAGAAAACTCCCGCTGGAGTAGCAACCGGAGTACAATCATCTATGCTTCCTGCAACTCTTGTCAAGTTGATAACTTGAAAAGAGTCTGAATCAAACCCGTAAACGCCATAAACAGCGTTCTCTTTAAACACGAGCAAACGATCTCCGTTAGGAACAATGGCGGTAATGTGGTCGCCATGTTCACCAATATCAATATCTATATAAGAATCTGATTCCCATTCGTCACCTTTATCTAACTTAGACCAGCGAATACGGTTAAAATGATTAGTTGCACTTTCTCTAGTGCCAGCAACCCAAACACGTTCACCCCAAGTACACATCAACCGAGCCAAAGGGAAATGCCCAGCCGTACCATCAATATCAGGCGTTAACACAGACGCGCTATTAGCGCCAGTCCACTTCACAGCAGACTTATCAGTCTCAAACAAAGATCCATTAGAAATATATGTTTCATCGTTAAAAGTAACAAAACCCGGCAAAGCATGACCAGCCAAAGCAACACCAGAACCACTAGCGCTAGTGTTTATACGAGTAAAATTCCCACCAGAACCATAATATAAAGCCGTATTAGAACTATCCTTAGCGGCAACAAGAATTTGATTATCCCCAGTCGTTTCATGGTGAGAAGAAATTTTAAGAATTTCTCCCAAAGCAGTAGCGTTTAACGCATCAATAGCGTCACGGCGAGAAATACCACCACGTGGATCAACCTCAACATTTAACATTGCAGGAGATTCATCAGGACCAAGAGAAGTCTGGTCCGCTCTAAGATTTAAACCGCCTGTAAAATTAGACAATTCCTCATAACGATACGGTTCTCCGCTACTAGCAGGCGGAATATTATCTTCTAAACCCATCGGCTACTCCCAAGAGTAACGTAAACGAGGCGGCAAATAAGACTGGCTAGCCCACTTGCTAACCGCACGACTATTTAAAATCATAGGCTGCGGAGCAGGAGTATCATTGTAACGAGCAGCAAGATTAGATAATTCTCCAAGGAACGCAACATAGTATTGTTGCGCCATGCCAGTATCTTCTTGCTGTTGATAACAGCGGTAAATAACGTAAAGACTTAAAACAGGGTCAAAAGGATCTGGCAAATCAGGTTGTGCATCATCTCCACGTCCAGACCCGCTACCAAAATCTCCGGGATTTCCATACCC